TCTTGGCTTTTCGAACCCAATGTGAGACTCTGTTGTAGTCTAAATTCAGCTCTTTTGCGATGTCGCAAGTCCTCCACTTTTCCGCTACCATACGCTCTATTTGTCTCACTATTTTTATACTAAGAGGGTTGACTCTTCTCTCATCGGTCAGTTTGAGAATATCACATAAGTGATGGTATTTTACACCAGTACTATACATAATTTCTTTATATGATAGACCTTTCTTATATAGTTCGAGAACCTGATCGGCAGACTTCAAGTGAGAGCAGGTGTTCTTGGCTCTCTCGTTGGTCAACAGATACTCCTTGTATATATAATTATTAACAAGGTTTCTACTAATATTCATTATAGTAGCTATATTCTTGTTTAATACTTTAAGTTTATATAGCCTAGCTATCTCGTCTTTCTGTTCTTGAGTTAGTGATGTCATAGTTTTTTTTCTGCTTTAATTATTTCCTCTACCTGGTTTAGACACTTGTGGAACACATCTCCACCCATGTCAATAGAATTGTGTAGCTTCTCAAACAAGCTCACTATCTCATGAAACTGCTTGATAGTAGCTTCTCCATTCTCGTAGTTTTGTAGAAACGAGTATGCCTGAGTAGACTTACGCTTCAGAGCGTTAATCATGTTCTTGTGCTTAGTTCGTAGGTCTAGGTCAAAGAACTTTAAGCTAGACACATCCTCGTAATAGTCAAGCATGATTTCTTGCATAGCCAAATAGACCAAGTACTTCTGGGTTGATCTGTGGTTTATTTCGGTTAGTATTTCTTCTTTAGTCATATCCCCATCCCATTTAAATACTCTCTACACTCCAATACCTTAGCCTTGGCCATATCAATCACAGAGGGGTCATAATCGATGTCAAACTCCTTGATACGGTACTTATCTTCCACATGGGAGTAGCTTACAGCTTCTTCGTAAGTCAAGAACTCTGGGGTGTCCTGAAGCGTGTAAACCAACTTAGCCTTTTTTAAGCCCGTCAGGTGCATATAAACCTGAAGTTGATAGTAGTAACCCATGTCGGGAGTATCGTCAAACAGAGGGAAAGTAAAGCAGTCCCACGAGGTTTTAAAGTCATAGACTATACCCTCGTGAAAACAATCGGGAGTACCAGTAAAGAAATCATCTTCAAAGTGGTCAAGGTTCTTTATCATGAAGTCCTTATTCATAGCTACCGAGTAAAACTCGATAGCGGTATCTTCTAATGCCAATCCCTTCTGTATGTACTTACTCTTAATCTGCTTCTTTACTCCGTAAATCTGCTCCTTGTACCAATCCTCTAGGTAGCTTTTAGTTGTCTGAGACAAAGATTCTGTTTTACTCCGTGCGTTAGTCATCAATTGACCAAGGGCACTTGCTCTGCATTTAAAGTTCATGATAATAGAAGTTTTTCGTTTTGTGCTGTAAGAATATAAACCGACTTAATTTGCTCTAAGGTTACCTTGCCATTGACTAAAGAATCCTTAGCTCCTTGCCACTTTACATGGGATGGAGTTAACTCCTCTTTTTTACCACCATGATCGTTGGTAGAATCTGGGTCTTTTGTATCGTCGATTAATAGGAGACCCGAAAGCGCATACTTTCGAGCATAGCTGGAGGAGCTACCAAAACTTTGCGCCACATCCATACCCTTGCGGTTGATGTCTATGCCTGCTTGGGCAGTTACTGTTCTTCCTTCAGTTCTGCCTTCTTTGTCTACCTGAATAGATACTGTGCTTTCTATGAATAAAATATCACTTACCTCTTTTAATTCGTCTTTAATCGTCAAGGTGCATTCGTATTTCAATAGTAAAGGCTTTAGAGCTTCAAGGATGTCTTCGCAGTTTCTATACTTGTACTTGCCAAATGCGTTGAATTGGTTCTTTGGAGCTTTCAGCTCGGATTGAATTAAAATTAGTTCTTTCATCGTGTTAGGTGTTTATACTTGTTTAGTGTTTTAATCTCTGCATAAGGGAAGTTAAACTCATCCCAATAGAGTTCAAAGGTTTTAAGAATCTCTATTTTTACACTATGGGGTACTTCCCCAAAGTTTTCTAGTATCCATTGCTCAATGATTTCCTCTACCATTGTTAATCCAGTTAGTTGATACAAATAGAACCCATTGATTGCCTAATCTCTTAGGAGGATACACCCATTCTTCAGGCCATACACCAGAGCGGATAATCTGGTGAACCCTAGTAGATTTTTCGGTAAAGCCCCGTAGTACACCGTACTCGGTGGCAGTCATCATTTCGTAAAGCATTGTCTTACATTGGCTTCTAGTTGTTCAACAATAAAAGGATCAAGGATGGCACAGATAACCCGATAGTGGTCTGTAAACCGCTCGTTAAGGTCATCGTACAATTCAAGAGTAAGGGACTTACCATTACCGAAGTAAAGGTCTAGGACAATGCCTTCGTTAGAGAAGGATTCGAGTTCCAGGGTAAACCCTGACTGCTCAAGAATAAAGTGGTGATCTTTTAACATTGTGTTTGTGTTTAAGTGATTAATGATGCTAAGGTACAAGAGTCTGCACAACAAATGCAAGTGAATTGTCAAAATTATTTTTGTTTTACACTAAGGGTAATTTTCTGGGCTGAATGGTTTTGTTTTACACTAACACCCCAGAGAAATTTTATTTTCCACCAGGGGGTTGAACTGGTTCTGTTTTACACTATGGGTCTAACCGCCATGTTTTACACTATGGGGTCGGGGTCGGCCGTGCCCATTCGTACCCGTTCGGGGGTCGGCATGGCATCGCAACCTTGCGACCTACAAAGGCAAAGGATGGCATTTTTAAGGCCGTGGTAAAGAGATATTTTTTTTTTGGTATCCTTACATGGATGAAAATTTGAAGGTCTGTAATGGCCTTAAAATAGGCTGAAATTAAGGCTGTATTTTTTGCAAATTATAGGCAATACAGTCTAGCCCGTATTCTATAGAATAACCAAGCTTAAATAGGTCTTTTTCAAGCTGTAGTATGTTAGTGTAGTTTTGTTCCTTTGTAATGTAGGCAAAGAGCAAAGCCCGCAAATTAGCGGGCCATTGTTCGGGATATTCAAAAAGGTCTTCCATTTTCTGTAGTGTTTTAAGGTAAAGAAATAGCCCTATTTCTAGGGCTGTATTTTAGTGAATTAATAAGCCTATTTTGTGATTTTCAGTGATCCACTTTGTTGCAACGATATCCAAGTAAGAAGAATCCGTATAGCCTTGGTCTTGCATTTCTTCAGACGAATAGAAAATTTTACTATGCCTTTCTTTCGCTTGGTCTATCAATTCGTCCTTTGTTGATCCAAGGCTAAAAATAAGATCCATATTTTCAGGCAATTCTATTCCCCTAATAAACGAATGAGATTTGGTGTATGCATAAAAACGGACGGACGGATTCAAACGGGCTATTTCTAGCCACTTCGCAAAGTATGCAGGACTATAAAAATCCCCGCTATCGTGAATTCTAACATAGGTTTGCTTATCCTTTTTTACTTTGCTTAATTCATTGGATATCAACTCGACAAAATTTTCTTCTTTGCTTGCCTCATATCGTTTAGTCAAGGCCCTTTCTACATTGCCAAAACGGTACATTCCGCGTTTAGCGTAGCAAAGTTTTAAACAAGATCCCGCAAATGGGCATGTAATTTTCCCACTCTTTTTGTCATTGCCTGCAGGGATTGAAAAATTGAAAATTCTAACATTGAACTCCTTTGCTGTTTTCTGTAGCTTGGTGTTACCGTTTCCAAGTAAATTTTGAGTTTTCATTTTCGTGTAGTGTTTTGGGTTGGGTTGATTAAATAAGTTTTAAGCCTAGCATATAGCCTAGGAAAAAGATAGGCAAAAGGGCTATAATGTAGTAAAGTACTAATCCGATTTTTTTAATAGCTTTTTTCATGTTTCAGTAGTTAAATTCTAATTTGTCAAGTTGCGAAGCCAATTTATAAGACAAGTCAATTATTTTTTTTCCGTCCCATTCAAAAGGTTCCAAGTTTCTAGCTTTTTGTTTTGCTCCCCTCATGCTTTTTGCCTGTATAATTGTGGTAAAAATTACTTGGTGAATTCCGTGTTGATCTAGCTTGCTGTAGGTTAATCGATAGTTTTTCATGCTGTTTGAGTTTTAAGGGTTACGAAATAAGTTAGGGCAAAAATTAGAATTGTGCCCGTTGAAATAATGATTAAGTCTAGCATTTTTTATGGGGTTTTGGTTAAACATGAAGCAATATTACAAAGGTCCGCAATTAAATGCAAGTAAATTGTCAAATATATTTTATTGAATAGTATATTTTATTTAAACTACCTTTGGTTTGGTTAACCGAAAAAAACCAAAATTAGTTAGCATGACAACTAAAAAAGAAAACAGAGGCGGACCAAGGCCAAACAGCGGGAGGCCTCCAAAGATTCAAGAAATAAAGTTGATTGAGCAAATGGATTCCCTTTGTATCCCCGACCAAATTTGGAAGGCCTTACTGTACAAATGTGAACAAGGGGACACGGCCGCTATTAAACTTTGGCTTTCGTATAGATTCGGCCTACCAAAACAGCAAATCGATGTGACTAGCAACGGGGAAAAAATAGCTCCGCCTATTCAATGGATTGGGAAAAATATTGCGATTGAAGCGGCAAAGGTTATCCAGGACTCGGACTCGGACTACCTGGCATTGGATCACCTGGATAATGAGATATAACTACTTGAATACCAATTATATATGGGGTACCCCTTGTGCTGAGTGTACGGGAACCGGTTGGAAAGTGGAATTCCCCAATTAAATAATTTACCCTAGGGGGGGTATGTTTCTGAGTGTACGAGAATGAAACGGAAAATGGAAATCCCCAATTAATTAATTTAGCTATGATTCAACTTTTAGACGACTACAAGCCTTTATTCTACGAGCAGCCTGATACGAGGTACTATTTGATTACGGGAGGCAGGGGAAGTGGTAAATCTTGGACTTTGGCTTTGTTTCTGTTGAACTTGACCTATGAGAAGGGCCATGTGATTCTTTTCACTAGATACACCTTGGTATCTGCGTTTATTTCGATTATTCCAGAGTTCTTGGATAAGATTGAGATTATGGGCAAGATGAATGACTTTGATGTGACTCAGAGTGAGATTATCAATAAGCTAACGGGGTCGAAGATTTTGTTCAGGGGGATTAAGACTAGTAGTGGGGTAAATACTGCGAACTTGAAGTCAATTGCTGGGTTGTCGACATGGGTAGTGGATGAGGCTGAGGAATTGACAGACCCTGAAATATTTGATAAGGTGGACTTGAGTATCAGGGCGAAGGATGTTTATAATAGGGTTATATTGGTGATGAACCCCTCGTACAAGAGTCATTGGATTTATCAGGACTTTGTAAAGAATAAGAGAAAGGATACTACCTACATTCACACGACTTACTTGGATAATAAGATAAATCTGAGTGAGTCGTTTGTGCAGGCTGCTGAGAAGACTAAGCGAGAGAACAGGGCTAGGTATGACCACTTGTTCATGGGTACTTGGTTGGATGATGCAGAAGGTATGTTGTGGAACAGAGCTATACTAGGCAAGGCGAGGGTTGATGAAGCTCCGAACTTAAAAAGGATTGTGGTTGCCCTTGATCCTGCGGTGACTGCTAACATGAATAGTGATGAGACGGGTATCATCGTGGTTGGTAAGTGTAAGGAAGGGTTTGGGTATGTTTTGGAGGATTTGAGTGGGAAGTACTCTCCGAACCATTGGGCGAAGATTGCAAACGATGCAGCGTTCAGGTGGAATGCGGATTGTATTGTGGCAGAGAAGAACCAGGGTGGAGACATGGTGGAGGCTGTGTTGAAGGCACAGGGGACTACTACGAGGATTAAGCTAGTGTCGGCTACGAAGGGTAAGTATGTAAGAGCGGAGCCTGTGTATTCGTTGTATGAGAAGGGGCAGGTGTACCATGTGGGGAGCTTCCCACTCTTGGAGAGTCAGATGGTTACCTTCGACCCTGATAAGGGGAAATCTCCAGATAGAGTGGATGCGTTGGTATGGGGATTGACTGAGTTGATGGTTAAGAACCGAAGTAATGGGTTCGTGTTGATAAAAGGAAAATTATTTAGGTAAAATTAGTACTTTTACAAAAAAGTGAGATATAGATGAATCTACTGAAAGCGTTTAGAACTAAGGATGCAGGTTTGCCTGTGGCTTTGCAATGGCAGTATAT